AGAGCTTGAAAAGATTTGGTAGGAGGGCGAGCAGATGGAACAAATCAGGCCACTGGAGAAATTGCGAGAAATCGCAGAAAAGCTTGGTGTCCCGTATGCTATAGATAAATACATCGGCTCTGCCGAATCGTACATAGTATACCGGATGACCGGTATGGATGGAGAGGCGTATGCAGATGACAGAGCGCAGGCACATATTGCTCATGTCAGATTTGACTACATACAGCCAATACAGAAATCATACAACGATGTTATGTTCAGCATAATTGATATGTTTATAGAGGCCGGCTTTTCGGAGCCGGATATAGTCATAGTGAATGACAATAACGAAGATACCATTCTGCAATTTACAGCAGAACTTGTGATATAGGAGGTAAAATGAAATGGCAAAATTTGGACTTAGTTACCCGGTAGTTGCAAAGTTAGACGTAACGACCGGAACATATTCAGGCGGCAAAGTTCTTTCTAAAGCCTGCGCCGTTACAGTAACCCCTCAGTATGCGGAATCATCCCTGGAAGCTGATGATGACGCCGAGGCGGAACATTTAAAGGACTTTACAAAAGCCGATGTTTCCCTTGAGGTTTCTAACTTGACAGCGGAAGATGAAACCCTGCTTTTTGGTCACCAGGTTGAGACTGATGACATTATTTACGACGGGGCAGACCAGGGCTCTTATGTAGGTCTTGGTTATGTTACGAGACGTAGAGTAGACGGCAAAACCACTTATCAGCCGGTATGGCTGCTTAAAGTGCTCTTTTCCGAGGGCGCGGATGAAAACAAATCCAGCGGCGAAAACCTCACCCTGGAGTCTCATAAACTTTCAGGAACTGCATCTGTTGGTAAAGACG